AGTGCGTCGAGAGAAGCACCCGCAGCGAGGCCTTGTTCGGTTGGAAGCGTATGCATAATTACTCCAGTCTGTTTGCTTCGTGGGTTGATGAAACCTTACCGTCCCCGGCAAGGGTGAAGTTGGCTTCCGTCCCCGGTCGCCTCGTTGCTCCGTTAGGATCCGTGATTGGTGTTTGGCAGACCAATCCGGATCGGGTTCTGATGAGCGAGCTTGATGAGCTTCGTCGCAAGGGCATCGGGACCCTCGGCCTTCAGCATATCATGCAAGATTGCAGTGCGCTCTTCCTCGGAATTGGCAGTCTTCCCGAAGAAGTTGTTGTCACCCGGCTTCAGCGCGACATTGCGAGGAGCCCGTGGCATCGGCGTGTTCTCGATGGTCTCGACGCGCTTGGTGAGCTTCTCCACAGTCTCGACTGCTTCCTCGGCCACCTTCTTGAGTTCCTTGTTCTCGGACTCAAGCGCATCGAACCGCTTCTTGAGCGATGGAGTCATCGCGTCCTGCGGCTCGTCCTCGCCTTCATTCGACAGACCAAACGCCTTCGCCAGCGTTTCACGCGTTTCACGAGATGGTTCGCGAAGCTCGTTGACGATAGAACAGACGTCCTTGGCGAGACCGTTCTCGGGGTCCGTCTGAGCGGCGTTATAGTAATAGTCGTAGTAGGTAACCACCACATCGTCGTCCATCCCCGCAAGCAGCTCAGTCACCTGATCCGTTGCGTAGCTGAGGAACGACTTGCCGAGCGACTTGACCGCATCGATGACATCCTGTGCCACCGAGCTGTCGTTCTCGTCGTTGCCTTCGCGCTGACCTTCGGACTTGATCGACTTCGACAGAGCGGCCATGTCCGACAACACGTTCGAGAAACGGTTGACAGTATACATGCCCTTCTGAAGAGCCGGCTCGCCCTTGTCATCGAACGGCGTGGATAGAGCGTCGATCACCTTGGCCATACGGCTGAAGTCTTCTGTGACCGGAACAACCTCTTCATCGTCTTCGGGGTTCGTCGCCTTACTCAGACGATCACGAAGCTTCTCAGCCTCGGTCTTCGGAGCAGCCGCCTTCTGCAGCTCCTTCTCGTGAGCAACAGCTTCGGCCTTCTTCTCGAAGGTCTGACCGTCGGAAGTTGTCCATGCCTGCTTCACGCCGGGAGGTGTAACCTTCTCGACATTCTCACCGGTGCCGGCATCCTCGTCGGTGGACGAGTCATCGTCGCCTTCACCGCCTTCGTCACCTTCACCTTCCGGCGGATCAACTTCTCCCGTCGCGTCATTCGACCTGCTCTCCTGCTGCTGACCGACCGCGGCGTTAAGTGCCGAGGTCTCCCCCTTCATCAGCTGATCGCGAGCCGTGGCAATATGATCCTGCCAGGTCGAGCCATCGTTGGCGGCCTTGGCAAGTTCTCCTGCCTTCTCAGCGATAGCGGTCGCGGACGGCTCACCCGCCACAGGCAACTTGTGGTCGTCGGCTTCAACGGTCTTCTCGACCTTCGCCTCGGGACCCTCGGTGCCTTCGCCGCCAGTGTCGGTATCTTCGGGAGGCGAAACATCCGCCTTCTGGAAAGCGATCTGCTCTTCGGCGCCGTCGGCCTTGACGAGCGAGAACGTAGCCGACTTGACGCAGGGGTTGTCAACCAGGCTCACCTCGTTGGGAATAGCCGTGAACTTGGTGATCGTCTCACCGTCCACAACTTCCTTCCACTTTTTGCCGTACTTGCCGCCGACGGAGAAGCCGGTATAGCAGCCTTCGATGACCTTGTTCCACTCGGCATCATCGACCACCTTGGCGCAGACCTCGATCGCCTGGTCAGCGTCGTCGAACTGTAGGTCCGTCAGCTTGCCTGCCACAGACAGGCCGTGCATGACGCGAAGGTTGCCCTTCGATAGACCGCCCGAGCCGGCTTCGATCTGCGACGACCAAGACTCGAAGTTCGGTTTGGACGTTTCATAGTCCATCATTTCGCCGGACTGATCGACTTCCTGAGCCGTAATCTTACCGAAGACGAGGCGCTGTTCCTCGTCCACCTTCATCAGCGGGACGAACACCCGCGCCTTCTTCGAACCACTCATGAGCGCTGCTCCTCTTCGATTTTACGTAGGTAGTTAGCCAAACCCTCCTCATCGCCTGCTTCGATGAACGCGGCGATCTTCTGGGCAAGTTCACCCTTATCGCCTTGATCTTCGGGCAGGTTATCAGGTCCAGGGCCTGGCTGTGCCACTGGATCACCGTTCTCATCGACCTTCGGTCCACCCTGTGCATCCGGCGTAAGGATGAGTGGAGCAAGACCATTTGAAGTCATGAACATCGGCTGATCGAACTGCGGATCGTCATAGGGATCGCGGCCATTGGCAACACGACCTTCATTGACAGTCAGCAGACCGGCCTTAACGTCGGACTCGGTGATGTTCTGGCGCTTGACGGGATCAAGCTCATCGTCACCGCGCCAGACGAGTTCCATGTCTTCGGCGTCGAAGTCTTCCGCAAGCACATCATCCACGATGCCCTTGACAAAGTTCTTGAGCGGTTCGAGACCTTCAGCAGCTGCAGACTGCGACGCGACTTCACTCGTCGCCCGGTTCATCATCTTAATGAACGGCTGCGGGTTGATGCTGAACGCGAAGCAACAAACACGAGCGAGCCAATCCTCCGCATCACCGAATAGCTGCGTCTCCTGCGTCGGGATGTAGGTCTTTCCCACAGCGGAGGGAACGAAGCGAGCTTTACGACGCTCACCAAGGTTGCCGGAGAGAATGCCGTCGAACCATTCCTGGAACGTGCGGATCTGATCGGGAGTCCACTGTTCCGGAACACCAATTAAGGCAGAAGGCATATTGCCTTCCGTAAAGAAGTTGAGCTGGAAAATCTGACGACGAAGACCAATGTTAATGGTCATCATGATCTGTTCGACGGGTGAGTAGCCGTAGATCTTGTGAACGCGGACGTTGCGCGGACGGAAGATGATTTCGTCTTTGGTGTAGTTGACCGCCGGCATGCCCTTGAGTATCTGCTGATAGGCAGTGTCAAGCGGATCTTCAGGTGTGCGGCCCCAATCGTCGAGAACGCGGCGCATCGTTGCACCGTCGATCTGATCGAGCGCGACTAGCTGACCGCCACGAGTCTTACGACGGTGTAGCGTGAGCGCGTCCACGACGAATACGTCTTCGAGACACATCCGAAGCCACTGGTTCCAGTGATGCTCACCGTCGGGCTTCATGAAGAACTTGGTCAAGTCCTTGATGCGGTTCCGCTTCTGCGAAGTCAGCTTGTCCTTGGGGTCCTTGAGCTGAATGACCCAACGGAGACGCTCCATCTGATCCTTGCGGGTCTCAATAATGAGGCGCAGAAGATCATAACTGTCGGCGAAGGCGCGAAGCGTCTCGTAAGTGATCGGCGAAGACGGACGCTGCGTTGTAAGAAGATTGACGTTGCTCGGGAAGTCGAACGCACGGCCCTTGACTTCTTCCGGAGCCTGTGGCGCCATCGGCTGGCCGGGACCAAACCACTGTGCGCCTTGTCCCTGAGCCCCCATTTGGTAGCCGAAGGAGTAGTAGCCAGGGTTGATCGCGACTTCGCGGCCTCCTCCTGCAGCTGCACGTTGACTTGCCATTTAGTTGTAGTTCCCCGCCGGCATTGCGCCTAACCAATGGCTATATTTATACTGGCAGGTTGATTAAGAGACGGTTACCGGGGATCAAGATGCCATTTTGGCATCAGCGAAGTTGCGCTTGAACCCAGCTGATTGTAGTGGCGCAACGTCCTCTTCCTTCACGTGGAACAGGCCATCATCGTCGATGCGGTACTCAATGCCACTCATGCCGTATGCCACCAGTGGCGTATTCACTGGCGGCGGCAGCATCGGGACAAAGCCACCGGCCTTGGACAAGTCATATGTGTCCTTGCCCTCGAGACGGTTCTTGATCGCCTCGTGCTCTTGACGGTAGTAGTCCATCAGACCTTCATGAGCAATGGAGCCGACAAGCAATTCGGTAAAGCCCCACACCAAAGCGTCCATGCGGTCCGGCGAATAACCCATGTTCCCGCCCTCAGTGTATTCGCACAGCTGATCCTCCAGTTCGGGAAAGTAACCGACATGGTGAACCTTGTGCTGTTCGTAGAGCTGGGACACCGGCTCAGCACGAACGATCTTACCTCGGGTTGCATGAACGGCCTTCATAGGAACGAAGTCAGCGGTACGTAGGCCTTCTTCCTTGAGCGACTTGCCGGCTTGACGAAGAACAGCGGCAACCATCTCACCACCTTGGTTGGCTTCATAGACAATTTGATCAGCCGCCCAATCGTCATACGCCTGCACTGCAATGCGCCCCCACTCCTCGGGAGTACCGTGCAGCGATAGATCCTCGAGCAGATAGCCGTGGCCTTCAGCAGTCTTGCCCACAACGACGATACCGGTCTCTGCATATGCAGTTGCCTTGTACTCATCACTCTGCTTCTTATTCTCAGACCGCTTCTGCTGAACTTCCTTAGCTGGGTCGACCGCGACCAAGATGCGAACGAAGTGAGGCAGAACGACGGGAGTAACACTATCAGTTGGGGTAATGCGGTCGTCATCGATCATGCCGCGGTTCCACAGGGCGCCGGGCACATCATCGAGAATTTCTGCGTTCAACTCCTGTCGACCGATGCGGGTTCCTGAGTACTTATCGACGACCGCCTTGCGGAACGGTGGTGCGAGATTTACCAGGTTCTCCATCGTCGAGCCCTTGGTGAGGGCTGTATCACTCCGGAGGATGATGTCTTTTAGAAGCCTAAGTGGTCGAGGCGTTGTAGTAACAATCTGCTTGGGATGGTCTCCAAGACGGAGTCCGAATTGAAGGTTATCCCACGCCTCCTGGGCGTATCTCCACTTGCAAAGCTCGTCGCACCAGGCACCATCGAACTGGGGACCACGAAGCGAGTCAAAATCCTCAGCGGAGAAAAGGGTAGCAACAGCGCCATTTGGCCAGACGAGGCGTCGCTTAGAAGGGAAGTACTCAGGACGGAAATCCCGTGGAGAACAGGCAAGGATCCCTGACTCACCTTCCACCATAACGTCTCGCGCATCAGCGGAGTCCTCAGCAACCAGTGCAATTCTTCGACAGGTCCCTTCGCGAACCCACTTAATAACTGTCTCTGCTCCGCATCGAGTCTTTCCGAAACCGCGACCTGCCAGAATAAGCCATGTGACCCAATGCTCGCCACTCGGGAGGACGGGATCAGGCTCGAGTTGATTGGGTCGTGCCCAAAGTTCCCAAGTATGGAGGAGGTCATCGGCTTCTTCATCCGTTAGATTTTCAGAGAGTTTCGCAAGATCGATAGTCTTGAGGTGTTCGCTACGAAGCAGCTTTCCGTCGATTATGTTGTTCAACTGCTCGGCGCTTTCGTCCGCGCTCATGAAGACTGCCGGGTTCGGGCGCCGGGAGGAGCTTGACGGGCGCGGGGGCTTTCGCCTCAAGTACTTCAGGCTCTTCTTCACCGCTGCCTGTGGAAACCTGCCCCTCAGCTTGGATCCTCGCAATCTTATTGAGCAGTCTCGCTCTGGCGCCCGTAACATCAATACCTCCGCTCAGCTCAAGCTTGTTCGCCCGATCAAACTTCTCGGGACGACGAGCCTTGAGAATTGCCAACATCAATGGATCGGACTTCTTCA